CTGTTGTGCTATGTGCGGCATTGGATAGTTCGGGACTGATTTGCAGCCGCTGCCGGGGTTATTCGGTGGCGGTTTTTCTTGGCCTCACATCAGCTTCGTGTAGCCCGACGACTGGCGCCTGCCGGAGCCTATGGCGTGGGGGTCGGGAGCCTTCTTCCGCAACTCCCCCGCGATCACGGCGCAATCCCTCGTCAACAGCATGTCCACAAGGATGCGAACGGCGTAAGATCGCTTGCAGCCGACTTCGCGCGCTATTTCCGCCGGCATACGAGAAGGGTTCTCCATCTTCAGAGCGATGATGCGCTGCTTCATGCTGCTAGGATCGCGCCTCGACATGGCTTAGGCAGACCCCCCGAGGATGCTGACCCATGGCAACGTCACGATGCAGTCATGGCGGCGGACCTGATATGCCCACATGCCACACGGGACGTAGTGAACGGCTACCGGTGCCTCATCCGGCACGGCGATTGCGGTACGCCTTTGCGTGCTCGCGGTCTTCCGTCGTCTGCGGAATTTCTCCCGTATCCTGCGCTTTGTGAGCGCCGCATACGCTATTCGCGTCAGACCCCAGTCCTCGTCGTTGTCTCTCAGTCTTTCCATGCTGTTTCCTCACTTTGCGCGCTTCACGATCTTCCCAGGCGCCCCAGTCTCCGAAGAGATCGAGATCGGGCGGCATGGCCGCGCTACGCCGCGTTCAACTGCTTGCTTTCCGGGCCGTAGACGATCCCGAGAGACACCGCGAAGACTGACCCGAGAGGCAGTTGCTTCGCCGCGCAAAGGCGCTTGAACTCATCGAGACCGATGTTCTCAAGCAGCACGGGGCGATGGCTGTGCTTGGCCAGCGCCTTTTGCCGGGCGATCTCGAATGGCGCCAGAGGGCCGCGCGTGTAGGCTGGAGGCGCTATTCGCGGACGGGCCTTTATGTCGAGGAACTCCTGACGGCGACGCGCTTCCTCGACAAATTCGGGGGCGGACGGGGCAAATTTCTTCGACTGGTCCTTCACATCGCCGGACGCAAACCGTTCCGCAGCCTCAATGATCGCCTGATCGCTCAGGCCAGCGCAGAGCCTGTCCAAGGTTCCCAACAAGACCTCGTAGTTCTGGTTTGTCTGGGGGAAGCAGTTCATCATCTCTGTGATCGACAATTGGGCCTGATGGTTCATGTTGGCGCTCTCTGGATCGATGTGCGACTAAGGCTTCGACTGCATTTTGGCGTCGCCCCGGAGGCGCGGTGGCGCGCGGCTGCGGAACGACCGCAGCGGGGGCATCGTCCCAGCGATCCTGATTCAGCCACGTAGCCGGGTTGCACCACGGCCTGTCGTCGGCCTTTGCCGCATAGAGCCGCAGGCCGACGAGAATGGTTTCGATGTCAGCGCGACCAATGGCCTTGAGAAAGGCTTTCTCGGCCTCCCGCTTGCCAACGCGGTTTGGGTAGATCGACCAGAACTGGTCGAAGCCGGGGGAGAAACGACGCGCGCTTGCGCGCTTTTCCTCAGATACGACAGTATCTGAGAGGTTATCGGTTAAAGGTGTTCCCGCCCGTGTAGATGCATGTGCATCTTTTTTGCTTTGCACATGCACTGCATTTGCATCAGTTTTGCGCCTGGAGTGCTTCGCCTCGGCGGCGGCGCGACGCTTTTCAATAATATCGTCAGCCTTTGCCAATTCGGCATCAATGCGCTTGTGCGCCCAGTTTGGGCCAAACAGCATCGCCAGAATATCCCGGCTTTCTTCCCACTGGGCAGCGTCCATGCGGGCTATGCGCGCTATCAGGCGTTCGTTCTCGGGCAGCCCACCGTTTTGCCAGTAGTGCATGATGAGGAGCAGATACGCCCCATGCTCTGCACCAGAGAGATGCGCGGTATCCGACAGATAGTCGTCAATATGGAGAGGCATCCATGCGCGATTGCTCATGCTGCGCTTCCCCGCGTTATACCGGCCCTTTCAGCGGATGCGCGGTACTCAGCAGCGGCCTGCCGTAGAACTTCGAGTTCACGCCGCTTGTGCTCGATTTCGTGATCTGGTCGTTTCTTTTGACCTTGGGAGAATTCAGCCAGCCAAACGGTCTTGCCGTAAACCATGCCGTCGAACGCATCGGCCATGTCGAGAGAAGCGATGCGGCTCATGCTGCAACATCCTCTAAATAGGCTTCTCGGCTACATTGAAGGATTTGCTCGATCGTGAGCGTTCCCGGGAGCGGAGGCTTGTCCCAACCCAGAATCCGCTTCCAGTCGTCAGGATGCTTTCCGCCCTTTCGCGAGTTGCATGGCTGACAGCACGGAATGAGATTGCCGACCTCGGTTTTGCCTCCGAGCGATACCGGCATCCAATGGTCCATCGTCAGCTTGCGACCATGGTTCCCGCAGTAGAGGCAAATGCCAGTCTCGATGAAATCGAAAATGGCTTGCCACCACTCCAGGGAGATAGCGCCGGCCGCACGCCGAACCGCCTGTTGATAGCGGACCTTCTGTCGCGAGCGCTCGACATCACGCCAATAGAGTTCCTTGGCGTAGCCCGTCCTATGAGATTTGCACTTTGCCGCACTCTTCGCCACGATGGCGCGACGCTTCTCTTGGTTCATCGCCATCCAGTGACGTGACCGTGCCCTTGCCGCTTCCTTGTTCCTCTGATAGCCCTCGCGCTTCCTTGCCCTCTTTAATTCAGGCGACAATCGTTCTTCTCTTTCGCGAACTCTGGCCTTCACCGCGTCAGCGTTTTCGGCGTAGTACCGCGCTGTATTGATTTTCACACAAGCTTTGCACGACGGATTGAGGCCACTCTTCTGCTTTGTCTTTTTGTGGAAATCGGTGATTGGCTTTAACAGCCCGCATTTGCTGCAATTCTTCATCAGAACACCTCTACGATCTTGATCGCCGGGTGCATTGCCTCCACAATCGCTTTTCTAAGCTTATAGGCCTCCGTCTGCGTTGCTTTCCCTCCCTTCACATCCTCAACGACGCGATGCCTGCCATCGAAGTAAGCAAAATCAAATGTCGCAATTGCTTGCCGCCCATTTGGATAGCGACCTGATCTGATAAGGATGGGTTCGCTTCCGCAGGACAGTTTAAATCTAGGCTGGCATTCAAGGTGGCTAATCTCCCCAGCCTTCTCCAACCTGATGAGTTCTTTATGGCGGGCAGCCTCTCGCTTGGACGCGTACCGCCGTCCGTCCACCACAATGGGTTCGTTTCGGAATTTCCTCGGCTTCTCAGTCTTTGACTTGCCAGCCCGGTATTCGGCGGCGGACATGCGGGTCATGCGAGTTGCGCCTCCCGCTTCGTCGTCTTCGTCGCGAGGGCCGACTTCGCCCCGCGCTTCGTGTTCTTTCCGAGATTTGGAATCCACCCTGGAGGGGCCATGGTGACAGCCCAATCGCCGGGCTTCAGAGGATAGCCGGGAACCATCGTCCAGCCGTCCGCAATGCGGGCGGAAAAGAGCTTGAGCGGAACGAGTTCTATCGAGAGCGTCATCAGTAGCCCCGATCTGGAACGTAGAGGCAAATGGAACGGATGGCGTCGATCACGCCACCCGGCGTGCACTGGTGGAAGAACTCGTCCTTGGAGAGCTTTATGCGCGCGTCGCTGTAGGGGATGATCTCGCCCGTCAGCCTGATGCGATACCCAACCGGGCCTTCCTCCACTTCGCTGCCGGCCAGTTGCCTACAGTCCTGATTGGAGCAGCACTCCCATCCGTAGCGCCAACCTGTCGGCGCTTCGTGGGCGGATGCCAAAGGTGGGAAAAGAAGACAGAAGGAGGCGAGCGCGCGGATCATGCGGTGCTCCCGAAGAGTTCAGGCTGTTCGCCTTGCGGAGCTTTGATCGCCTCAACGAATAGATCTGGTTGCCGATAGGCTTGCTCGATCCTTTTGCACGCCACAGCAAAGTAATTCGGGTCGATCTCTATACCGATGAACTTCCGGCCGAGCTTGACACAGGCAACGCCAGTCGTGCCGGAGCCCATGAAGGGGTCAAACACCAAACCAGCGGTCCACTCAACAAAAGCCTGCATAAGCGGGACCGGCTTCTCAGTCGGGTGAAACTCATTGCCAGTGCGAGGCGCCCGGATGACATCTTGCGGACGGCCCCTCGGGAAGAAGTGGTCAGGACCAGGATAGAACGCGGCGACCTCTGTCTGCCGCGCATGTTCGTGATCAAGGTCTCCCATGGACCAGTTGTTTTTGACCCAAGTGACGAGGCTTCGCGGCTTCGGAATGTCGGCGATATTGTCCCAGCGACAGAAGACGTAGGCGCTGTGACGCGGCGCGAGATCGCAGGCAAAACGCAGGCAATCAGTTACCCGATCGTTTGCGATAGGCGCATGCCGCGTCGAGCGGTGGTTCGACCGAAAGGCCATTCCATAAGGAGGATCAGTAACCACGGCGTCCATGCCCCCCCCCAGCAGCGGCAGCACCTCAAGGCAATCGCCGAGATACAATTCGCAGGAGCCGATCACTTCCTTTCTACTCCACGCCGTCATGATGCGACCCCTGACAGCGGACGCTTGTGCAAACGTTCGCAAGTACGGCAGACACGAGAGCCCGTCTTGTTCACCCGCAAATTGTCCCCGGAAAGGGGGTGCCCTCTAAGGCAATGCGTCAATTCTTTCCGGCGCTTAGCCGCTGCGACTATGCCTCGCTCTCTGACGTGCTCGGGAACGGGTCTTGACTTTCCGCGGATCGATGCCTGGTAACAGGCGCGAGAGCAGAACTTGTTGTGTCCCTTGATGATATCGCGGCGCTTTCGCCAGAATTGATCTCCGCACTGTTGGCAAGAGAAGGTGTCCCCCGAGCGGATCGCCTCTGCCACTCTCCGACGACGCTCCTCCGTCCACTCTGTGCCGGAGCCCCCCAGACCTCCATCGGTGACGTTCAGCAGATCATCGTATTGAGAGACCCAGTAACGTTCGCGCTCAGCCCTAGTCGCAGGAATATCTGCGCACTTCTCCAGCACGATTACGCTGAAACCACTGCCCCTTTCGGAGACCCAGCGATGCACCGGAAGCGGGCTTCCCGCACGCGCGTCTAGGATATGGCCGCGCATTCGAAGCCGAAGGGACTGACTAGTGCTCCCAATATAAACCGGAGAGCCGCCATCAAAGGGCGCAATGGCATATATGACGGCAGTACGCTCATCCCCGACGAACCTGATGCGGACGCCGGAGCAGTCGCCGATGGTGACCTCTTTGCGGATGGGTCTCATCGAAGCTACTCAGCCGCCTCCTTGAATTTCTCGGGTTTGGCTTCGACGGCGTCCTGATCGCCCGAGGCTGCTAGGTTGCGCTCAAGTTCCGCGCTGATATCGTCCGCTGACTTTTCGATGAGTTCGATGGCCGGCCGTTCGAGCGCGTCGAGTTGCGCCTTTCTGCCTTCAATCGAGAGCAGCAGCCTGCGCTTCTGGTCCTCCAGCCGGAGGATGCTGCCCTCGGTCATGGTGAGTTCTTCATTCAGGCTGCTGAGCGCCGCGATGGCCTGATCGCGCTCGCGCTGATCGACGGGCTTGTGCGGTACGGTCCTGATAGCGACCGGCTGCGGTACGGGCTTCTTTCGGAAGAATGAGAGCATGGAAGCGTTCTCCGGGCTTAGAGCGGGCCTTGGCCGTCCATGAGGTCGGCGGGCGTGTGGGGTTGTCCTTCAGTCCAAACGATCAGCTTCGTCCCGGCCGCCTCGGTCGCCGAACCCGAGGCGATCAATATCCGGCCGATAAAAATCAGGATCGATTTCGCTAAGGCGCGCGGCAAGGACTGCCGCTTGCTGGCGGGCCATGAAGGCTTCGTGTTTCGCACGGCTCAGGCTTTCCTCGTTATGGCGTTCGACGGCTTCGCGGATCGCATCCGCAATGTCCGCCGGGACGCGCTTGATCTTCTTCCACCGCAGTCGCTCGACCACGGTATGAGGCAGGCGCGCCACCAGCGCCGCCCGGTTGATCTGCTCAAGCGCCGGGCCATTTCCGCCCAGCACTCTGACGGCCGAAGCCATTTCGGAAACAATCAACTCACTACGCATTTCCGTCTCGCGCCGTGAGATTTCCCGGTCGCGCCCCTGATTTTCTCTCATCTGGAATCCGTCTTCGCTTAGGTTCATCGGCATGACGAACCGCACACGAAAAGGACCGGAACAGCTTGGAAAGATCGCGCGTCGCGTCTTGCAGGACCTGAGACACGCGGGAAGACCAGCGGTTGAGAGAGCCGCTCAAATTGCAGATGCGCGCAAATCCGCAGGCGCGCGCGGGCCGGTCGATGATGTCCCTACCGTAGGCCGGCCCGCAATTGTTGCGAAGGATGCAGAACGAGAATGAGCCCGCACGGACGCGGATGGCTGATTGCCGCGAATGACAATGCTCCATCGTCACACCCCCGCGTTTCTGGCGACCTGCTCAAGCCAGTTCGGCTGAGCCGGGATGAGGTCGCTCGCGTCTACGTGCTCATGCGATTGCTCGATGAGAGGACGGTGAAACAGGGATAGGAGGCGCGCGAGGAATGGCATCAGACCCCCTCTCCTGCTTCGTTCACCAGATCGATGACGGGCATCTTGCGAAGGTTCGAAGGAATTGTGCGGTCAATAAGAATGTCGACACACATCGCCACGCACTCGTTGCAGATGAACGCAATTGGCCCGGCGATCAGAACTTTGACCTCGGTCGAGGGCTTGCCGCAGAACGAGCAGCTAGGGTTGCTCATGCCATTGCCCTCGCGCGCTTGTCGGCACACTCCGCACATAGCGCCTCGGTCGCGAAGCTGATCTTGCAATGACCGTCACGGAGCTTGAGGCAGCCGGGCTTGCCCTTCATGAACGCCGGCACGACTTCTTCATCGGAAAGGATCGCCGGGGAGGACGGAGGGACGCCCTCCCCGGCTTTGATCGGCTCAGCCTGCTTGGGAGGGGATGGCTGAGCCAGTTCCGAGACTTTGCCCGCCGCGCTCTCGGTAGACGCGGAACCGTCAGGGGAGGAGGGGCTGACGGATTGGTGATTGGTTGCTGTATAGGGCTCCTGCGGAAGCACCGCGCGTTTCTGACCGGTCCCTACTTCTGCCAAGTCCCTCTCACCCAGTGTTGGACTTGGATCACCCTTATGGGCCTCGCGGCTTGTAACTGGGGGGTGAAATTCGGTATCCGCCTCCGGCTGGTCTTCGATGACCTCTCCGGTTTCCGAGTCGATCATGATGTCGAGTGCGGTTACCAATGCCTTGCGGCCGATCTCCGTCTGGACGCCTTTGACGATGGTCTCGACAAGCTTCGGATCAATGTCCGCCTCGCGTGCACGCGAGGGACGCTCCATGATTTCGACCAGAATGGCGTCTATCAGTTCGTCCTTCTCGCGGGCTTCTGCGGGATTCTCACGAAGCCTCCGGCGCTTGGCGATTGCAGCCTTGGTGGCAGAAACCTCGGCAGAAGCCCGTCGCGGCTCCATACCGGCATCCTCAAGTTGGTCTCGATACGCCTTGTAGGCAGCGCTCTTCATCTCGTTGAGCGCCTTGATCTGGAGTTCCAGACCGTCAATTTCGTCGGCAAGACCCGCGCGAGTGATCATGTCTCGACTCCCTGCGTGCCAAGCGGCAGACTATTCAGGTAGTTTTTCTGGAGGGATTTCTGGTGAGTAATGAGGTCGTGATTACCAGCGGAAAGACGATTAAGATGGGCGAGGTAGACTGGGTCATTGTTGATCCAGGTCTGCCCACTGTCTTGCCGTCTGTCATTCTGGAACACCGGCAGGTGAACGGCGTTCTCTACCTGTCGCTTGGCGAGACCATCGTTGATGCCGGCAACAGCCCCGAGGTCCGCGTCTGCGCTCGGCTCCGCCTCGATTCCGTGATGATGCAGGTGCTCCGCAATCTTCTCGCGGGCACAATCGAGGAAATGCAAAAGCCCACAGACAAATCGCAGGCGAATTGAATGGCCGCTCATTGCGCCACCCCTTCTGGTTGAGGGGTGGGGCCGAAGATGTCAGGGCGAAGGTCGTGGCGGGAGATGCCGGTGACGCGCTCGATGTCCAGTACGCGCTCCGCAGGTACGCGGTTCCACGAGTACATCGCCGTGTGTTTGATGCCGAGTTCCCGAGCTAGCGCTACAACGCCGCCCGCCTTCTCTGCCGCTCTCTCAACAATATCGATCATAGTAGGCTTTACCTACTATCACCTACCTACCATGTCAATGGTCAATGTAGGTGCATTTTACGTAGGCAAATCTTACAAGCTGCCGAATGGATACCTTCGGTAAACGGCTGCGCTATGCGCGTAATCTCGCTGGACTGACGCAGGCCCAAGTGGCAGCGGAATTCGAGATCGACCGGGTTAACGTCACTCAATGGGAGGGAGACACCACGTCTCCCGAAATTGAACGACTCCCGGCGCTCGCGGCGGTGTTGCAGACAACGGTAGATTGGCTGCTCGAAGGAAAAGGAACGCCGCCCGGGAATGATAGAATCGGGCAGCCATCAAAGCCCAAATCCCGTCCGCCAGTTCGTACGAATGCAGAGGTGCGTGAACTTGACACGCGAGCCGGCGCTGGAGGTCCGGGCGTCATTGATCTGATCAACGTGACAGACGATCAAGGGAACCAAATCTCCACAGAGGTGGTGAAAGACTATTGGCGGATACCGGAATCGTACTTGCGAGGAGAACTCCGCCTTGAAGCCTCTAAGGCTTTGATTATCGAGGTCTCGGGCGATTCAGGCTACGACCCGGCAAATCCATATGCCCCCGGATCGATCTTTCCGGGCGACCGGGTGATTGTTGATGCTCGCGATACCAAGCCTTCGCCTCCCGGCCCGTTTCTTGTCTATGACGGCACAGGCCTTGTGGTGAAGCTTTGCGATCCCGTACATGGCTCTGATCCTCCGGCAGTTAGGCTTTTGAGCCGCAATCCAACTTACACGCCCTACACGATCACAGTGGATGATGGGCATGTAATAGTCGGACGTGTGCGGGGACGGATTTCAGCAATGTAGCCTTGGGAGGCCAGATGGCGAAGAAACCTCAATCCGATTGGGAGAAGGCAGCCCGTGCGCTTTGCTCGTTCAACGGTGTGCCGGAGAACATCGTCCGCGATGGCAAGCCTATGTGGACGCAATATCTGGCGGAGGCAAAAGCCGTTCTGGTGGCAATCGGCCGGTTTGATGAAAACGTGGCGTCAGGCAACAAATAGCCTTGGAGGGGGCTCGGAGGGGCATGACGCCAGAAGACATCCAGCGCGAGAAAGTGAAGTTGCGCGCCGCCTATGTGAACGGCATGGCTATCGGGACATTCACAACGGGCGTTCTGTCCCCGATCATCGCGATGGCACTTCGTCCCGATAATGGCGACGGCTACATCACACTGGCATTCCTTATAACCGTGATTTGCTTTGCTCTCAGCTTCGCCCTACATTTAATGGCCATGGAAGAGCTTTCGAGGCTAAGTCAATGACCGCCATGGTCAACGTGCTGATGACCGGGATCGTGATCGCTGGCGGGGCCTTTGCCATCGTCTACGCCCTTCGTTTTTTCCCGATCGCGAAGCCTGCGTCCGATCAGCTTGAAATGGATCTGGATATCGCGCCCGACTATATCAAGCGCTCACGAGTTATGGCGCATGATGCGCGCCGCGAGGCGGACATTCTTCAAGCGGAAACATCTCGCATCAAGGCAAAGCCTCGCCTGAAGCGGCGTTGAACCAAGTGGGCACCTTCGCCGACAAGATCGAGGCGGATTCTGCCGATCCATCTCTCACGCCTGACGATCTCCGCGCCCTGCTCCGTCGTGCCGCCCTTGCCATCCGCAATGCGGAAAGCGCTTCAATCGATCCGGCATGGGAGAAGGCGCTCTTTACAGCGATGACCGACCTGCGCGCGTTCAACGCGAACGAGGCAATCCGGTACATCGTCGGGGAGTGGCTTCGGACCAACGGCTATCTGTCTTGGGAGGAGTAAACAAGACGTCAACCACCCGGCTGGAACCGTTGCCGTTCCGTCGCATTGATGCCACGAAATGCGTGTCCCATATACCAATAGGCATAAAACGCCTTGCAAATATGGAGTTTCAACGTGTTTAGTCACCCCGACGAGAGGGGAGAAACCATGAGCGCCTTGAAAAAGCGTGCGCCCGAGCACGATCATCAGTTCGGACAGCCTACGCGGCAGATCCCGCCAGCGGATTACACTGACGAGGTGACCGAAGAGCAGCTTAAGGCCGTTCGCGACAAAATCGGCGGCGAATTCGACGAATGGGAAGTCGTCGATGGCCCAGCGTGGTAAACCGCGCTGGTCTTTTCTTCCCGTCTCAACCCTACCTCGACCTTTGAACATTGCCTGGTGCTGGTTCCCGCTCGACGAGCAGCCGGGAACCCCAGGCCCCAAGCACCGTCCAACCCTCGTTCGCGCCCTGAAGCTTAGCCCTGACGGGAAGATGGCTGCGGTTGAGGTAACCTTTGGCACGTCGAACGCAAAGTTCGATTCCCGGCCGTTCGATCTGATTATTCAGAACAGTTCGTCCTTAGACTGCGCCGGTCTGCCTCAGGTGACACGCTTCGACCTAGATATCACCATCTGGCTGCCGTGGGCGTCCGAATTCTTCACACCTCGCGAGGGCTACACTTCCCCGATCACAGGTTATCTTGATGAAGCCTCTCGGATGCAGCTGGAGGCATTGAAGGTCGCTCGCCGGATACACCCCGAACGATCTTAGATTTCTCACCCGGCTCCGGCCGGGGGTTTCGTTTCAGGCACCATCCCCTCATAAGTCCCCACCTGACGATACCGCAGGCTGGCCCGCTGTCAATTCCGAGCGCAGTCAACGCCCGCTTCAACGCCACGCTGATTCGGCCGGCTATCTTCCCTCGCGGAGGGGCGGGCAAGAAAATGCCTACCTAGTAGGTTTTACCTACATTTTCTAGTTGACATTGTAGGTAGGCATCACTTACATTCCTCCCCATCACCGCCGGCAACCGCCGCACCGAAGGGGAGAACCAACGTGGCAGACCTTTCCCGCACACGAGACGGCATCATCGACGCGCTGACGTTTGCGCCGGCCGCTCCGACCTTCCTGCGCGACGTCCTGAAGATGAAGCGCGAGCGCGGTGACAACGACTGCGACGCCTTCCGCCGCGTCGCCAAGGAATTCGGCGTCGGTCTCAACGCCACTGTCAGCGGCGCTTCCAATGCGATGCGCCAGTGGATCGCGAAGCAGGAAGCCGGGAAGAAGCTGTTCTTCAGCTACTCCACCAAGGACGAGCGCAAGGCCTTCCTCGCTGATCTCGATGCCGTTCGCAACGGCACGTTCGGCGAGCGCCGCGCTGCCTGATCACTTCACCGAATTTTTGGAAACCCACAATGGCAAAGCTTCTCACCAAACTCACGCCGGAACAGGAAGCGCAAATTCCTGCGATCCGTGACGAATTCCTGCGCATCGGGCTGTCGACCGAACCGGCCGATTTCGACGCCGCCGAACAGGCCGCGCGGGACGCATATGCCGTGGCGGGCCTTCCAGCCCCCGAATTGTTCATCCGCCTCGCCTCGCCGATGGAGGGGGCTATTGGCGCAGTGATCCTCAAGGGTACTCGTATTGGAGAGAGCGTCCGGGCTCAGGTCCGGGCTCAGGTCTGGGATCAGGTCGGGGCTCAGGTCTGGGATCAGGTCCGGGCTCAGGTCTGGGATCAGGTCGGGGCTCAGGTCTGGGATCAGGTCTGGGATCAGGTCGGGGATCAGGTCGGGGCTCAGGTCTGGGATCAGGTCGGGGATCAGGTCCGGGCTCAGGTCCGGGATCAGGTCGGGGATCAGGTCCGGGATCAGGTCCGGGATCAGGTCGGGGATCAGGTCCGGGATCAGGTCGGGGATCAGGTCTGGGATCAGGTCTGGGATCAGGTCGGGGCTGCTTTCTATAGCCAGCACGAAGCCGGATGGCTTTCATGGGCGTCGTACTTCCATCGCGTTTGCAATCTCCCCGGAGCCGAGAAGACCGAGCCGCTTGCTCGGATCGCGGCCAACTGTGGGTGGGTTTGGTTTTTCGCAGGCGCCGTGATTATCACAGATCGGCCGCGTATTCTCCGCCGCGATGATCAGAACCGGCTCCATTGTGAGGATGGACCGGCACTCGAATACCGTGACGGATTTGCGATCCATGCGTGGCACGGAACGCGCGTTCCGACTGAGTGGATTGAAGATCGTCCCAGCCTAACCGCCAAAATCGCTCTGACGTGGCCGAATGTCGACCAGCGTGCAGCGGCGTGTGAAATTCTCGGCTGGCACAACATCATCAATTCGATGAACGCGCGGATCATCGATGCCGATGACGACCCGCAGATTGGTCGGCTTGTTGAGATCGATTTACCTGATCACGGCCCGCAAAAGTTCATCCACGCAAGATGCGGCACCGGCCGCGAAATCGCGGTCATGGCCGACGCACGGGCCACGACGATCCTGGAAGCGCAGGCTGCGTCCTACGGCCTAAGCGCCAGCGACTTCATCATCCCTGAAATCAGAACCTGAAAGGAAAGAGCATGAAGACCTTCGAAAAATGCGCTGCGCAGGGCGACGTAATGTTTATCCGGGTGGCAACAATCCCGAATGGCTTGACGGAGCAGAACCCCAACGACAAAGGCGAGTTGGTTATCGCCCATTCCGAAACGGGCCATGACCACGTCATGGTTCTCGACCGGTCTGACGCCCTTCCGGCAGCGCAGATGTTCAACGGCGATAACCCGCTGATTTCATGGCTCAAGGTCAATCGACCAACGGCGCTGGATCACAAGCGCGACCACCACCGGCACGACAGCATCCAGTTTCAGCCCGGCATGTACGAAATCCGCCGTCAACGAGAGCAGCGGCCAGAAGGCTGGCGCCGCGTTGCCGACTAACCCCCAGCAGGCGGCGCGAATGCCGCCCAAGGAGCCTATCAATGCGCTCTGCCGATCTTTTTCTCAACGCCGCCTGCGAATGGGCCGCCTCCAATCCATGGCGCATAGCTCAGGTTCTCGTCCTGTGCGTCACGGCTCCGTGCTGGGTGGAGAGGTTGTTGCCATGAGCGCGCTCAACGAACCTCGTCCGATCATCTCTGACGACACGCCGGCCGATGCCTACGGTGCCGGCTACACGATCCACTGCCTCCGCGAGCATTTCCGCGACCTCCGCCGCCAGATCGGCTTTGAGGGCGCGCGTCAGGAGCTTGCGGAAATCATCAACGCTGAATGCGACCGGAGGTCACAGTGACCCATCTGCGCTTTGATTTTGCCGAGTTCTGTGAGCGGTCGGATTGCAGAACAGACGATCTGTTTCGGGTCCTGAACGCCGTTCGGCAGGATGCGTGGTGCGCAGGTGGGGCAATACGCCGAACCCTCATCAAGCATTCGCTCGACAGCGATTTCGATTTCTTCTTCCGAGATGCAGAGCATCTTGAAGCTTGGGAGAAGGGGCTGCCCAAGACGCTATCCCTCATTCGCGAAACCGAGCATCACAAGCACTGGAAGGGCGCGATAGGCGATAGTGCTCTGCCTGTCGACATTCAGGCCATCAGGTTCCGGTTCTATGCGAGTGCCGAGGATGTCATCGATAGCTTCGACTACACGATCACACAATTTGCGCTCGACAAGAACGAACTGGTCACGACGCCTGAAGCGCTATGGGACCTGGGTCGGAAGAAACTCGCCCTTCACAAGGTCACGTATCCGGTCGCGACGATGCGCCGGATGCTCAAATACACGCAGCAGGGCTTCACCGCGTGCGGTGGATGCATGGCGCAACTTCTCAGGGACACTGCTCAAACGCCAGAAGTCATGGCGCAGCTTGGCCTTCAATACGTGGATTGATGCAATGAGCTTTCTCAAGGTCGATATTGCTGACTTCAAGGCGCACTGGACCGAGTTGCTGGCGTCCTATCCCGAGATCGAGGACGATGATGACCTTCGCGCGGACGTTCTCGAAGGCGAGACGGAATTGCACGCGCTCGTCACCCGCATTCTTCGCCGCAAGCTGGACGCCCGCGTCATGGCGTCCGCCATCAAGGAGCGCAAGCAGGAAATAGCCGAGCGGCAGGCCCGCTACGAGCGGCAGGAAGACGGCTACACCGCCCTGCTCAAGAGCCTGTTGATCGCGGCCGGCGTGGACAAACTCACCCTGCCAGACGCGACGGTGAGCATCACCAAGCCGCGCGTCGTAGTCGAGATCACCGATCTGGACGCCATCCCGCAAGGCTATGCCCGGTTCGAGAAGAAGGCGGACAAGACCGCACTGAAAGCCGCACTGGAAGCCGGAGAGGACGTGCCTGGCGCGGCGCTCGGATTGTCTGATGACGGAATCATGGTGAGGACGAGATGAGCAACCTCGATCTGTGGAACGCGGTCGAACAGACGCCTCCAGCTCAAACGAAGCCCATTACCGGCAAGTCGTATTCCGGCACGTCTCCCAAGCCCTATTACCTCGTCCAGAAGGCAACGGAGACGTTCGGCCCCTGTGGCATCGGCTGGGGCTTCACCATTGAGGACGAGCGTATCGAGGAAGGCGCTGGCGGCGAACGCATGAGCATCGCCCGCGTCAAGGTCTGGTACGAATGGAACGGCAAGCGCGGCGAAGTCGAGCACATAGGCGGCACGTCGTTTTCCGGGACGCGCAAGAACGGCAACCCCTTCACCGACGAGGACGCGCCGAAGAAGTCTGTCACGGATGCACTGGTCAAGGCGCTGTCCATGATCGGCTTTGCCGGCGACATCTTCATGGGCCGCTACGACGATAGCAAATACGTCTCAGAACTCAGGGACGAGGAACGCCAGGCTGCATCCAAGAAGGACGCGCGCCCGATCTACACCAAGCTTGTCGAGGACATGCGTCGGCAGACATCCAAGGCCGATCTGCGCAGTTGGATTTCCGACCCGGACGTGAAGGCGATGCGGGCGCAACTGCCGGCGGATTGGGATGCGAAGCTGCGTCAGGAAGCCGCCGATCACGGTAACTCGCTCGATGCGTCCAGCGATTTCCCCGGCGATCCGAACTACGCCGACAATCCGCTCACCAAGCTGAGAATGGCGGGGTGAGCGATGGGCCAGACCGTCATCCTTCGCGGGCCTTCTCAGCGATCGTTCGCCAAGCAGTTGATCGACCGCGCGCCGGCCGATGCCGTCGTGACGATCCGTGAGGCGACCCGCACGAACGACCAGAACGCCAAGATGTGGGCGATGCTGTCCGATGTGTCCCGTGCCAAGCCGGCAGGCCGGAAGTGGACGCCTGAGACGTGGAAGGCAGCGTTCATGCACGCCCTCGGCCATCAGGTGCAATTCTGCGAAGGCCTCGACGGCACTGGCCCGTTCCCGCTCGGCTTCCGGTCATCCCGGCTCACGGTTCGGCAGATGATCGATCTGATCGAATGCATCTACGAATACGGATCACGCCACGACGTGCAGTGGTCCGAACCTCCTTCGCTCATGGTGAGCGAACCCGGCGGCAGTCAATCCCCCACTCCCGAAACCCCGGCTGCCGCCGGTCCCCATTCTCTCAAAGGTGCAGCATGACCAGAGCCTGCAAGGTGAAGGCCCACGTCCGCAAGCTTCCGGATCGCCTCGATACCGAGAAGCACCGCAAGCTCGCGACCGAGATCGGCTTTGTCCCGCGCGGCTGGATCAAGCCTCGCGTTCGCGTTGCCGCCCGCTCTCGCACGGTGGAGGGATAGGATGGCGAACCGTAGCGACTACCGCATTTCAAAGGCGATGGAACGTCGCGGATTGAAAGGCGACTGGGGCGAATGGCGAAAAACGCCGCTGCCAAGAGGGATACCCGGCGGACACGGCTGGTGCTGTGAAATACGAGAGGCATGGGCCAACAACCTCTATGCAGTCCTAATCCGGCCTTTTGCTGACGCCAACGGCGACGAGGTTATTCACCTTGCGATTCGAACCATATCGCAACTTGAGCCACCGTGGCGTGACATGCAGCGGATCAAGAATGAAATTTGCGGAGCGGAAAGCACCGCTGTTTCGGTGATGCCACCGGCTTCGGAGCTCGTGGACGAAGCCGACATGTACCATATGTGGGTGCTCTCCTCGCGCCTTCCGTTCTCGCTGGCGAGGGCCGCGTGATGGCCCGCTCCCGGCAAGAATGGGTAGGTCGCACCGACGACGAGCGTGCGCCTCCACGCATCCGCCAGCGCATTTTCGATGACTGCGGCGGCAAGTGTCATATCTGCTGCAATGTGATCGTCGGCAAGAAATGGGCGCTCGATCACGTCAAGGCGCTCGTGAACGGCGGCGAGAACCGCCAGTCGAACCTCAAGCCGGTTCACATTGCCTGCCACGCCGAAAAGACTGCTGCTGACGTTGCGGAGAAGGCCGCGATCAACGCCAAGCGGCAGGCGCACCTTCGCATCGTCCCGGACGGCCCGAAGATGCAGGGCCAGCCATTCCCGATCACCAAATCGCGCGCCGAGAAGAAGCAACGGACTCCGAAGCCCAGGCTTGATCCGCGTCCCATCTACGAGGCCACCCAATGACCCCCTCCCTTCCCCGCGCCCTGCAGATCGGCTCCCGACAGGTGGCGGAGACGCTACGCAAGCTCGCCGCTGAAGTCGGTGGTCTCAAGGCATTCGAGCCCGGCGTTCGCGAAGCAATCGGCAACACGAACTGGACCGTGCTCATGCAGCGGCTAGATGAGGCCGACGCCGCCCTATCTCGCATCGTGCAAGCGCCGGTGGCGGTGAAGCCGCTAGAGTGGGAGGCCGTCGAAGGTCTTCCTTGCACAAGGGAGCGAGCGCAGGCCCTTGGTGGTGAATATGAGATTGTGCGCCTAGACGGAGATGACGAGCCCCCGAGTGTTTGCTTCCGCGTAGGGTCCCTGTCCTTTGTGTTCATCCTAGAGGCCGATCCTCTCGGGCTCCCCGGAGACAGGCGCCCGCGACAGTTCGCTAGCGTCGACGCTGCCAAAGCCGCGGCGCAGGCCGACTTCGACAAACGCATCCGCTCCGCCCTTCTCCCCTCATCCATCCCGGCTCCTGCCGATGGGTGGGGAGAGGCGTTGGAACTCTCCGGAATTTCCGGAGAGTTGATCGATGCTGTAGCTGCCGCAATTCGTGCTGATGGCAGCGATCTATGCGACCAGCCATGGGAGCAACTGTCTGAGGATCACAAGATCGGCTGGCGCGGTGACGCCATGCGCGCAATCCGAGCTGTCAAGGATCACTTGAGGACTGCCTCTCCCTCTCAACCCGTAGCGGATGCGGTGGTGGCCCAAACCTATCGGTCGTTCACCGATGGGATGCAGGCCGCCGCTGAGATTTGTGGAAGCCTAGCTGAAACCACCTACGACGACGCGGATGGGTTTGAGGCTGCGACCGGATGCGAGGAGGCGATCATGAAGGTCGTTCGCGAACAGCGTGCCGAGCAGGCCGCCCTCCCATCACCAGCAGCGCAGCCGGCCCCGATGGCGGAGGGCGGGATGGTGGAGGCGATTGGACTGACCGAGTACGAGCTGCAAGTCCTGCTCGGCACTTCGATCCACGGCTGCAATATGAGCCCCGACCGGGTCTTCAGCCTGCCTATGGCTTGGCACCGGCTTTATGCCATCGGCCTGATTGATAGACCTGACGGGCTGGCAATCATCACGGAAAAGGGCCGGGCTCTCGTAGCCCGCCTGTTCGCCGCTCTCCGCTCAGAGCCACAGGCCGTGCCGGATGGATGGCGGGCGATTGAGACGGCGCCGAAGGATGGGACCAATGTTCTCGGCGCGCATGATCGGGCTGCCATCGTCGTTTACTGGCAGCACGAATGGACCGTCGATGGCGCTCCTGGTTGGGCTACCGGCGAAACCGATTTGGGCGGCTATTTCTATACATTTCCCGTGACGCACTGGCGCGTGCTCCCGCCCCTCCCCTCCGCCCCCGTCTCTCATGGAGGCGAGCATGGCTGAGAAGCTGACGCACACGCTTGGGCCTTGGTTTGTAGACGGCCCGCCGTGGAACCAGATCGTATGGTCGAGTGCCGAGAACCGTGTTTGCTTTCTGGCGCATTCGAACGGTCTTGATGACGATAGGGATGTTGCCACTGGTCATCTGATAGCTGCATCTCCCGATCTGATCGAATTCGTCGTGAAGGTTACGAACTACCTCGAATATCTCCCAGCACTACTTGAGTTGGGCCAGATGTCGGGGCACGCCGGCAACTGCACCATCCTGGCGAAACAAGGTCGAGCCGCCATCGCGAAAGCCACCGGCCTCACACTCGCAGGAGGTAGCGATGCGTAGGCTGACGGAGACCAGCGAACACGAGCGGGCAATGCGCGCCCTCCGCGAACGTTGCCGTGAAGTCTATCAAGCGCTCGGCCGCAACGCGATGTTGCGTCAAGGCGACCCGGTTGAAACAATCTTCGCGTTTGCCAAAGAACTCATTTCTGAGCGCGAGTTCGTTCTCGGCTTCAACTACGGATGGGACGCAGGCCGCGCCAAGCTGGCGGAGGAGCGGTAGATGAGCGAGATCGACGTGAACCTGAATATGCTCCACATCAAGGTGCCGGAGACGCACGGAGGCGGGCCGGTGCCGCTTGCGATAAAATACTGCGCGGACGGCGAGCCGAACTGCTGGGCTCTTCCTGACGGTAGCGCCGTCTATCTCGACAAGGAATGGGCGGAGAAAGCCGCTTACATGAAGACGGACGAATATCGTGAAACGAACCGCAAGCGCATGGAGGCGGGCCGCCTGGTCAAAGCCGAAGTCGTGGAAGGTTGGGCTGGTTGGGTTACGACCAACGGCGATGAAGACGATTATTTCAGCAGTGTCGAGGAGTTGCTGGAACGCCACGGAGATCGCCTTTCGTGGGCTGGCGTACCGAACGAAGAAATACCGTCAAAACTGCCGTCATGGGCTTTCTGCACCACGGAAGATACTTTCGATTTCGACATAGAGGACGCGATCCGCGATTACCTCAACGACAATCACCATGCCGATGCGGGCGATTTGATCGATTGGCGAGGACTTGATGAGTTCTGGGAGAAGTGGAGCGCAAAGCAAAGCGTCACCAGCTACTTCATCGACTACAAGCACATCGTTGTCATCGACCGCCCAAGGTACGAAGCCGAACTTGAAGCGGCGAAGCAATATCTCGCGGAGGCATCATGACCATCTCCCCCGAAGCATTGGAGAAGGCGCGGGCGATTGTCGATACCGTCCAAAAATCAATCACCTTGGCCGACCTTGAGGCGACCCGTGATTGTGAGACCTTCATTCGTGACAAATACGTCAACGCCATCGCCACCGCCCTACAGAACGTCGAAGCTGAGCGCGATCATTTTCGTGAACGTTTTTTTCTCGCAAGTGCCGCCTTGACCCCCGTTAGCGAAGACGAAAAGCGCGGAATGCTGCGTGTCCTAGCCATCCTCGAAAGCAAGAAAAAATCTGGCACCGGCCCGGTTCGAGGTCAATTCGGAGAGAAGTGGGTAGGGCGGGTTCAGGCGTTCACGGAGTGCGCCGAGATGTTGCGACTGGCCACCGATCATCCATCCTTGAACAAGGATCGCCAGCCATGACCAACGCACAGGCAGAAGCGCGGGCGATTGGCGACCCGTATATGCGAATTGTTGATTTTTTCGACCGGGATGAAACGGCAGGAAGTTTCCTGCGTGAAGATGGTGAGGGTGGTTTTGTCGGTGGCATCTATCGCATGGCGCGAGAGATCGAAAGCCTACGCGCGTCCTCCGCCGCGAAAGACGCAGAGATAGCAGCCCTCAAGAAGGAAGCGGCTGATGTCGTGAGGCCGTTTGCCAAGCGGGGCGAACTGACGGTCTCACCTCGGGACTATGGGTTCAAGGAACTTACGGATGGTGATCGCATCGATGTCAAAATCGGCGATTGCCGAGCCGCCCGTTCCTTCCTCGACAAGTGGGAGGGGCGAGATGGTTGAGCCGCGCCTCATCGAAGCAAACTGGAACACGAGTGGCGTCCAGTATCACGAATACACCTGCGTCGAGTGCGGGAAGCTGGATCGAAACACATACTGCGAGCCGCACCGCACTAACATGCTTAACCGTCGTCTCTGTTGGCACTGCAACTATTGGCGCGACTTCGAGGCTCGTCTTGAGCGTGACCATACCAGCATGACGATAATTGACGGTCACGTATACGGACCCGGCAGCCGAACTAGCGGCTCATTTCGAGGCATGGCGGGACGGCGGTTCGACATCGAGTACATCCCGCCGTCAATCTATGCTGGCAAGCGCGTGACCACCTTCGATCTGTGGTCCGGCTCGACACTCCCGGAGTATCTTCAGAAGCGGTTCCCGGACACAGCAAAATTCCTTGGCGGTGCAGAGAAGTGTTCGCTCGACGGGGAGATAACGACTTGCTGGAACTCATCAGACCATCGAACGGAGCCGTATCCGCTCCCTCGCACGATAGGAATCAAGTGATGATCGAGGTCCGTCGCGTCGATAGCCTATTCGACGGCAGGCACCGCGCAGGGCGCTACCGCGTCTCGCCGCCTTCGGACCATCCGGCCAGTGGGATGACCGTCGAAGTCGCCATGGGCGGCGGCGCGTATTCCACCATCATCAACCCGCAGTCTTTCAAGAACGGCGGGCCGGAGTGGGTCATGCGCTACGGCAACCCTGAATCCATCAGGTACACGGTCGCCAGCTTGCTTGCGACCTTCGACTACCTGCTTTCGGACAACATCAACATGAAAGAGGCAACGGAACGGCTGCGCATTCTACGCGCTGTCCGGCGTGATCTGGTGAAAGGATGAGGCGAATGAGCGTGCAGCGGTTCTACGGGCCACTCGTCGGCTTTGAGATGACCCCCGGCACCCGTGGCGAATGGGTCCGCTACTCCGACCACGAAGCCGAACTCTCCGCCCTCAAGAAGCAGGTAGAGGAACTGACGGCGGAGCGGGATGATGCGCGCCGATATGCCGTTGAGGCCCGCCTTCGAGAGAACCAGGCAGAAGACAGACGCGTCTCGGAATCCTTTGCACGCACCAAGGCCGAAATCCGCCC